GCGAAACATTTCGTTAAACTCTGCTTCAGAAGTTGGCTCTCCGCGAAGCACCCACTCGTCTACGCCAAGTTCTGTTAATGCTGTTGCTATATCTGTCATTTGTTTCTCCGTTACTGCGCTGGCGCTACTTTAATACTTGAAAAATGAGTAAAGTTTTGGTTTGTATCACCAGCAACAAAACTACCACTAGCTAATGAAGTTGTAGTAAATTTAATTTTTGTATTACTAGCGTTTGTTACATTTACATGAAAAACAAAACTAGCACTGTTATTTGTACCTGTGTCTATATCTCCAGAATAAGCTAAAGCAGCATCATCATAAGAAGAACCACCGTTGGTGCTTACATAGGCAACAATACCCATGCTGTGATCCTGACCTGAAGCGTTTTGAACGTTAAAATTAAAACTAATTTGATACAACCCTGTTTTGGTAAAAGTAAAAACGCCACTACTTTCTGAAAGACCGTTTACAGTTGCTTGATAACCATCGTCAGGTCTTTCCCAACCTGTAATTGTTGCAGCATTTGTAGAAAAACTTGAGGCTAATCTCCATATATCTACGGAAAGGTCAGCATCCATAAGAGATGTGCCACTAGTATTCTGTATTTCATCTACTTTTAATACTGAACTCATTGGGCTATCTCCATCAATGTTATGGTAGCGTCGGTGCTACCATAATTGCAGTAAACATCTGCCGTTCCAGCCGATATATAAAACTGAGTTTTAT